TCTGGCGCAACAACTTTTACATAGTTGACTCCTTCGTGCATCCATGAAATGAGATTTAACTGAACGATCTCATCAATAGCGGCTTCAACATCATTTTGATACGCTGCATCTCCAAAGTCATAAGTTGTAGTTACAATCCTTGCTAAGTATTCATTGGTTCCATAACCTTTTTGCCGATCAAATGCTTCCCAACGATCATAGTCAGTGAGCGGATTGTAAGGATTGTCAGACGTTGTCAACCCGACATCAGGGTTAGCCAACTCGGATTCCTCCTTTCATCTGAACTGAAATGCTTAACCATGAGTTTATTTAAAGCGACTTTAAGCAAGTTTTTATTGCATAACCAGAATTAGTTCTATGAATACTTCAAATGTGTTCTTTTTAGAATATAGAAATCTCGTTAAAGCATTCTAGGCATTCCGTGTTTCGTTCTATCTATAGTATACGAATGCATATGCAGCGATAGAATTGTAACACGGGTATTGTAAAATAGAAGTAATCATGCATATTATAGATAGTTGAACTAAAAACAAATTGCATAAGTATTTAACTAACTATTTTAGAGTCTAGAGTACCAGGAATGAAATATAGAAATTTCGTTTCTAAATCTAGTAATGAGGTTATTGCTTAAATGTTTAATACTTATTAAAGCATGCATACATGCATTGAACCAATTGTATACCTTTCAAACATAGAAAAAGAATAAAAATAGTCAATACATGTATGCGATGCTTAGTAAATGCCGTTTTTAAATATAGAAATTTGTTAAGACTTTTTAGGATCAATAGCTGATTGCAATGTCGAGACTGAAACATTTAATGCTTCTGCAATTTCAGAAATAGTACGTCCTTGACGAGCCATATTTCTAGCTCGTGTGATCTTTGCATTAGACATTAAAGGTGTCGAACGAGGCATTGCCAATTGCTTAATCTCATCCATATCTGCATTGTTCAAGATCTTTTGTAAAGTGGCATGAGAAATAGCATGCGCTTGAATAGCTTCCCATTCACGACTAGTTGGATGAATGATAGCTTTTCCTGCTCCAACTGCATCTCTAGCTTCTTTAATAAAACGGCCTCTTAATTTCTTGATCTCATCATGATCGAGATCGCCATTGGCTTGCAAATAGGCTTTTAATTTTTGAGCCATTAGAAGCTGAGCTTTTCGTTCAAGAGGTCTATTTAATTCAGCAAGGTACAATTTTTTCTTTAATGAATCAACTTCCAAAGCATATGCTTGTTTGGCAGATGGATTGTATTTGTCAGGCTTTGACATAAGTGCTGTCTTTCTAGCTTCATTTGCCATGTTCTTTAATCTAAGAGCAAAATCGGCATAGATGGTTTCCTGAATACTTCCAGAAGAAAGGTTATAAGGATTTTTCTCTTCAGCCATCTTAGTAGACTTAATAGTTGTTATAACCTTTTTGCCATCTTTGGTCATATGCATACGACCAGTATCACGATAGATCTTTTCGCCATTGAAATAGCGTTCCCTTTCTTCAGGTGTCATCCGTGCAGGATTGGTCAATAACTTCCTTTCATTAGGATGTGTCTGACCTTTAGCCTTACTAATCAACGTTGAAGCACCTTTTCGAGGTCCACCTTGATACTTGGTCTTTAATTCAGCAATACCATTGTCGAGGGCCGATTTTTTCCAATTAAGATGATGTTTTTCTGCATCAATAATGACCATAGAATGCTTAACGGCGCGTTCAATTTCGTCCATTGTAGCACCTTTAATAGTCATATCTGTGATCAAATTAGAAACATCGCCCATTTCCCTTTGCTTATGGAATCCATGTTTAGCATCTACCTTTGGTGCATCCGGAGGTAATGCATATTGATCAGGATCAAATTCTCGTAGAGCTTCAGGTAATGGCTTTGACATGATACGACGGTCATTATTAGGAATAACCAAAACGGTATCGCCATCAAAGTCAGCTCCTGATAATTTCTGAGCTGCAGAAGGATGGATGCCAATTGCATCTAAAGCATCAAGATTGCCATCATAGTCGGCAGGCCTTCTCAAGATGCTTCTAGCTTTTTCATCATGATTATTAACCTTCAACTCTGGAATTTCAAATAACCCTGAATGTGGATATCTGATGAGAACGACTGTTTCTCCATCATTATAATTAGGAGCATAACATTCATTCTCTTTAAGCCAAGGCATTGGTAAAATAACTTGACTTCTTTGTCGTGGCATGGAAGCGCCTTTTAAATGAACAGCAGCAGCCTCACAGTCATCGGCAAAAGAAGCCATAAGTTTTTGTTTTACTGTTGGATTTGTTAATGAATTAATTTCATCGAATTCGTCTTTGCGAATGTCATAGGCTTCTTTAAGTTGACTACGAATCAGACTGGGACGTTGCTTACCTAAGAATTGAGAACTTAGGGTCTTAGCCCAATCACCCCAATTACCTTCTTCATTAACGATATTTAAGGCACTTAGATGTTCTTTACCATCTTTACCAATATAATGACGTTGTGCTCTAATTAATTCTGGATGCTCACCTTGATCGTTCTTAATTGTAGCACCATATGGATTAGCCGGATCAGCATCCGCCTTAATAGGTTTTAATACTGATGTATCACTTGATTCTCCAAACATGGGAGTTCCTTCCGGTTTTTTAGTATTGAACACAATATCATAACCATCAGGAATATCATCGGAGTACAAAGCCATGCCTTTTAAATAATGAGTACCTTCTCCTTTAGGATCTTGTTTTACTGAAATGCGAACTTGAGCGTATAAAGCATTATGCAAATCAAGATCTTCAACATTTCGACGTAATTCGATAGTTCCATCACGTTCGCGCCCGCCGTCATCTCCGTATCGTACAAATACACGACTGCCATCAATGGCCACTGGTTTTTCGATGGGCCTTAAAGTAAAGCCGTGATCCTCAGAATAATAATTAGGGATAACGACATCACCTTTATGAGCTTTAACCTCTTCTAAAGGTACATCATCTTTAGTCAGAATTTTAAGTGTTGTTTTATACGGTGTGCCTGCTTGCTGAGTTTTAAGGCTATGAATCTTGTACCCTTGTTCAGCTAATATAATACAAGCATTCTTTAATTTTTGTTCACTAACATTCAAACGAAGTTCTGAACCGCCACCAACATCAACATATTTTCCATCTTCCACACACTGTTTTAAAACTTTCATAAGCTCTTCTGTTTGACGAGCTCTTTGATCACTTACTGGTTTTAAAAGACTTCGAACAGAACTTTCACTTGGTAAGCCCATTCGTTTAGCTATTGCTGGATTAGAATATCCTTTGTCTTTTAATTTCATAGCCATGGCTGCGCGTTCTTTACGGATTTCATCATTTGCAATACTTATTTTAGCGCGCATAACACTAGTGGTCATTCCCATGGCTTTTGCTATTTCAGTAGCTGTGAGGCCTTTATCTTTTAGCTTTTCATAATTACCAAGAAAATCGGCATATCTTTGATAAGGGTTATCTCCGCTACCCCAAGGATATCTACCAGAATGTCTTGGAGTTCCATAGTCTTCTTTAAACTCGCTATTGTCAAAGACTAAGGACTCTCCGAGGTATGAATTTTGTTCTTTGTCGCTCATGATTTATTAAACCTCCATACCTTGCTGTTTATTGATCACTAAATCACCATGTACGATCTTTTCCATAATATTTCGAATTTCTTCGCATTCCGGATTATACACAATAATATCCGAATTTTGATAAATCCGCAGTTCGACTTTCATTGTTGTTGGACGATAGTCTCTTTTATATTCATGGAAAAATAATCCTGCATAAAGTAAAAGTTGATCCATTGAAGCAGGGTTAACTCCAGTTTTTAAATCATGAATTCTTAGCATACCACGACGAACGCCAATTGCATCTGCAGTACCAAAGCATAGGTCAGAGTAACGAAGAATTACTTCGCTTTCTAGCTTATACCCGATTGCATCATTAACATACTTGATTAAATTATAAAATAATCTATCTAAATCGATAGCCTTATATGGAATATAATTTTTAAGTAAAAAAGTTAATAACGCGTTTTTCTCTGAAGGGCAGTCGTCCATTGGTAGTCTAAATCTAATACGATCACTAGCATATTCGTGGACCAATGTTCCAATGTCTGTAGCATAACTAGAAATATAATTTTTAATTAGCTGCTCATCAGTATAATTAATCCAATAATGTTTGCTAGGGCTCAGCAATGCGTGTTTGCCTTCAAGTTCTAAATGCTTGTTGAAGTTCATGCAAAACTTCCTCCTCATTCTCAGGATAGATAAATGCACCATATGCCATTTTCTTAGCCTGAGAAATATAATAAGCTTGATTCGGTCGTTTTTTTGCTTCAGCTTCACGCTTGCATTCTAATAAAGCCCAATGTTGTTTATAAAGAACAGTTAAATCAGGAATTCCCTGAATATAATTTGGATCATTTTTTAAAACTATGCATCCTGGAAATATATTTTCAAGTTTCTTTTTTAGGTTAGCTTGATACAGTGATTCCTTTTTCAACTCTTCACCTCCTCAACATTAAGCTAACATGGCAAATAATAGGAGGCAATGTTTACGACATTGTGATCCTCCTTCCATTTATGTCCATGTTTTTGGTGCGTGACAGTAAAGAAGCAAAATTATTCTTTTGCAAATGCATTTTCATTGAAATTTTGTTTGTTTTTTAAAGCACGTGTTATAGCAAGATCAATTTTGCTAGTACTAGTTAAATGATAGTAATACAAATCTTTGAATGGAGTATTAAGGCGATCAATTCGCCCAGCTGCTTGAACCATTTGCTTATAGCTATAGCTTTGGCTATAGAATATAATAGTATTAGTTTCTATACAATTCCATCCTTCAGCTCCTGCTGTATACTGTACTAAATAGACCCAGCTATCTCCACCAGAAATAGGTTCATGTTTATGACCATTCCATTCTGTTATGTTGGGGCAACTTAGTTTTTTCAAAAGCTCAAGTTCATAATCATAGTTATAAAATATAATTACTCTTGGATGGGTTTCCATAATCCATTCAATAGTTTCTAATCTACCAGGATCGCTATTCACAACATGCCTTAAAGTTTGGCATAGTTCGCTCGCTTCTTTAACAGGCCTGTCTTTATAAACATTCCAACGTTGTCTCATGACAAAATCATAAATTTCTTTATTATACGGAATTATAATTTTTTCATGATGAGGAACGGTGTCCCGATTAAAATTCATAGCAACTAAAATGCTATCGCGTAATCGGCGTAAACGTTTTTCTTCAACAAATCTACTAACGCATGGATATTTAGTAAATCGATTATATATAACATGCCTTCGTACAAACTCTGTTTTATTGGCATAAAAACCATTTGCTATGAATACAGGAATATAATCCATCCAGCTGTCGCCAGGTGTTGCACTAAGAAGAATCCACTCATTAGAATTTCGTACGATTTTTAAAAAACTTTTTACCCATGCTCCATATCCCACAAGACGCTGCTCATCAAAGATGAAAAAACAATTTTTAACTTTAACATATTTTCCAATATTATTCCAACTGTCAATCGTTACTTTAATATTATATAAACTCCGATCTGGATCTTGAGATAATGCAAACCTCGCGCATTCCTTATCCCATTCCAGCGTATCTCTTTTCCTGGCGGTTGTAATAATATATAGATCTGGTTTTTTAGCATCTTGGGAATAGACTTGACTTTTCATAAAGTATGCCAAGCCTGTAATACTTTTTCCGCTGCCGACTCCACCATATAGGATGGATCCATTATGCAATTTTTCAAGTGCTTCTTTTTGATGATCAAATAATGTTACCATCCTATATGGCTCTCCTCTGCAAAATCTAATTAACCAGGGTATCTCCTATCCGTGTCCGATGTACAGTAATTCATTCCTAAGCCGTCTTTAAATACATCAGCGGCTATATCCTGATATAAAATAGATTTAAGTCCATGCGGGTCATTTAGCTGATCATTATAAAACTGAACAACTTTCTTTGTAAATACTGCAAAATTATGAACGCCCATAGGACCCTCGACTATTTGAACATGACTTAAGGCCGGATTATTTTCAAAAGCAATATCAAATTTCTCAGCAATGGTTTTATCTTCAATATTGGGCATAACTACTACGGTTTTCACCACAACATTGCCAAAGACTTTCTCAGGCTCAAGAATGGCTTCTAAAGCTCTAGCTTTTGCTTCCTTTGATACATATAATTTGATAACTTGCTCTTCTTCATTGTATCTTATAACAATGTCATTATCCTGTCCAAATAGGGCCA